CCGACCGGTGCAGGGCGAGGGCGGCTACTCGAAGTACGCGGCGGGCGGTACGCCCGAGGCCGGCGAGATGGCCATGGTCGGTGAGAACGGACCCGAGCTCGTCGTGTTCGGCGAGGCTGCACGGGTCTTCGACGCGACAAAGACCAAGGCCATCATGTCCGGCACGCTCGGCGCGGGCCGAGCAGCCGCACAGGGCCTGGCCGCGGGCCTCGGCTCGACAGCCGGGGTGTTCTCCGCTGCCCGCACGATGGCGGCCGCCGTCACGGCGGGTATCCGCGAGGAGCTCCAGATCGCCAGCCCGTCCAAGAAGACGAAAGCCCTGATGGCTGACGTCGGCAAGGGCATGATCATTGGGCTGACCGGCTCTCAGGCGAAGATCAAGGCCACGGCCAAGGATCTCGCCAAGGACATCTGGGCGGCGTTCTCCGGGTCCAAGGACAACCGCCTGGTCGCCATGGTCAACCGGGAGACGAAGAAGCTCCTCGCTGCCGCAGCCAAGCGGGACAAGATCGCCGCGACCATCGCGACCGCCAAGAAGTTCGCCAGCGACCTCACGACCGCGGCCCGGCAGGAAGCCCAGCTGTCGAGCCTGGGCCTCCAGCCTGAAGAGGTCACGGCGGGCGGCATCAAGGGCGGGCTGGCCGCGAAGCTCGCCCAGGTCAAGCAGTTCGCGAAGTACATCGACATGCTCGCCAAGAAGGGCCTGAACAAAGGACTGCTGCGGCAGATCCTCAACATGGGCCCGGAGGCCGGCTACGCCTACGCCTCCGCCCTGGTCGGCGCCGACAAGGGCACCTTCAAGCAGATCAACAGCCTGCAGTCCCAGCTGGACAAGTCCACCACCAGCCTGGGACGGCTCGGCGCGGACCGCATGTACGACTCCGGCAAGAACGCCTCCAAGGGCTTCCTGGCTGGTCTCCTCGCGGAGGAGAAGCAGCTGGAGAAGACCATGGAGAAGCTGGCCAAGGCCATGCAGAAGTCGCTGCGGAAGGCGCTGGGCATCAAGAGCCCGGCCCGGAAGATGATGCCCGACGGCGTCAACACCGCCCGCGGTGTGGCGGCCGGCGTCCTCGAAGGCCTGCCCTACGTCGACCGCGCCATGCAGACGATGGCCGGACGGATGGTGGGCAAGTCGACCGCTGTGCCGTCTGGTGGTCGGCCTGCGGCCCGGGTCGGGGGCGGCGGGGTGATGCGCGTGGACATCAGCGTGACCGACGCCCGGGACCCCATCGCCACGGCGAAGGAAATCCGCCGGGAACTGCTGGAGCTCAAGCGCGTCTTCGGCTGGAACATCGAACTGAATGTGGGGTGAGGACTCGTGCCGCTGCTGGTCGAGGCCGGGTGGGGCGGGCTGGTGCAGTACCCGTGGACCATCACGTGGACGGACATCAGCCGCTACGTCGACACCCAGAAGGCGGGGGTGTCCATCACGCGGGGCGCCTCCGACGAGCTGTCCGAGACGCAGCCCGGGACGGCGACCCTGCGCCTGGACAACGCAGACGGCCGGTTCACGCCGGGCAACCCCGCCTCCCCGTACTACCCGTTCGTGCGGCGCAACGCCCCCATCCGCGTCTCGGTGGCCATCATGCCCACCAGGACGGGGGCGGCCCCCTACCCGATGGCCATGCTCGGCGACGACTTCGACGCCGAGCGGGTCAACACCGCACGCTGGCCCACCGTCTACGGCAGCGCCGTGCAGATCGAGGGCCGCTGCCGCGTGCAGTGCAATCCGGGCGCGTTCTCCGGGTTCCTGTCCGCGCGGGAGTGGACGCTGGCCGGGTCGAAGGTGACGGCCAAGCTCGCCAAGGTGCCGGCCGCGAACGGCTCCAGCACGGGGGCCGCGTCGATGTGGGTGCAGTCCACCACCGCGGGCACCCGCATCGGCTGGACCTACAACCCGGCCACCGGTGTGCTGTTCGCCCACAACCAGGCCGGGTTCAGCGACGCCGGCCAGGTGCCGCTGACGTACTCGGCGATCGACCATGCGTGGCTGCGGGTGAGGGAGTCTGGCGGCACCGTGCACTGGGAGACCAGCGGCGACGGCTTCATCTGGACCGTGCGCCGCACCGCGGCCGCACCGGCCTGGGTCGCCGCCCAGACGCACGCGCTGGAGTTCACCGGCACGCGCACCGGCGGGACCGGCGACTACGTCGAGTGGGACCTGCTAGGCGCCGAGATCCGCCCCCGCTTCTGGGGGATGGTCAACCAGTTCCCCGTCGACTGGGAAGGCCTGGTCTCCACCGTCACCGTGACGTGCACGGACCTGTTCAAGCGGCTCAACCGACTGCCCGCCCTGCGGTCGATGCTGGCCCAGGAGATCCTCCACCAGGACGTCGCCGGCGTCGGCGACATCGTGTCCGCGTACTACCCGCTCACCGAGCCGTCCGGGGCGGCGGCGGCCGGGGACATCTCCGGCGGCGGCTGCGGCGCACTGGCCGTCACCCAAGTCGGAACCGGCGGCAGCCTCGACTTCGGCAGCGAGGGCCTACCCGACACCGGTGACACCTCGGCGACTTTCACCCCAGCCAGCACCAGCCAGGGCAAGTACTTGACGGGCGACCTGGGCGCCGTGTTCGAGACCAACTCCGCCGCCTACGCGCAGACGGTCGAGGTGTGGTTCAAGACCACCACCGCGGGCCGGGTCATCCTCGGCATGCACGAGACGAACCTGGACCACCAGTACGTCCTGGCGCTGAACGCCTCCGGCGAGCTGGTCATCGAGCACACCGAAGCGGGCGGCACGCTCACCGTCTACAACTCCGCGCGCGTCCTCAACGACGGACAGTGGCACCACATCGTGCACGACGGCTACACCAGCAAGCAGCTCTTCATCGACGGCGTGGCCGGGCCGTTCACCCTGTCCGTGGTGAACACCACCGCGCTGCGCACCCTGCACATCGGCGGCTACCGCAACGGCCGTCTGTTCAACGGGCAGATCGCCCACGTCGCGATCAACCACGTCACCGGCTACATCGGATCGGTCATCGCCCCCGACCACTACGAGGCGGCCACCACCGGCTACGCGGGCGAGCCGGCCGACGAGCGTATCCAGCGTCTGGCCCGCTACGCCGGGCTGTCGTCGGTCACCGTGCACGGCTCCACCCACGACCCCGTTGCCTCCCAAGGGCCGGGCGGCTCCTCGGTCGTGGCCCGGATGCGGGAGGTGGAGGCCACCGAGTCCGCGCGGCTGTACGCGGAGCGCGACTACTACGGACTGGCCTACCAATCCCGCGACGTGCGCTACAACCCGGACCCCCTGTCCGAGGTGTTCACCATCGACTACGCCGACCTGGAGACCCGCCAGGTGCAGCTGGCCGACGACGACCAGAAGCTGGTCAACATCGTCGAGGCGGCCCGCCCGGGCGGCGCCACCCAGCGTGTCACCGCTCCCTCGTCGATCCTGGCGTTCGGCGAGTACGAGCAGTCCCTCAACGTCCTCAAGACCTCGGACAACTCGGTGCTGGACGCGGCGTACTGGCTGGTGTCCCGCTACGCCAACCCCGGGCCCGAACTGCGTGAGGTGCCGATCGAGGCGTACACGATGCCCAACTACCTGGACATCCTCGACGCCGACATCAGCTCCTACTTCTCCGTGTACAACCTGCCCGCCCAGGCGCCGGCCTCGACGCTGCGCGTCACCGTCGAGGGCTACACCGAGACGCTCAAAGAGGCATCGCACCTTATCCAGTTCCACACCTCGGCCAGCCTCAACGACACCGTGTGGGTTCTGGACGACTCGGTCTACTCCGTCCTCGACTCCACCACCCGACTCGCCTACTGAAGGGGACGCCCGTGCCGATCGCTGTCGTGCGCGCAGAGACGTTCTACCTGCCGCCGTCCAACCTGCCCCGCGACGCATGGGCCGATGTCCCTGCGGCTGAACTGGTGTGGCGGTGGATCGAATACCGGATGGGGCGCCGGGCCGTCCCGCCCGAGGGATCCGTCGACGAGTCGTACTACGGGCGCATCAACCAGAACCGGTGGATCGCCGACTGCTCGTCGTGCGGCTCGGCGCAGGTCGTCTCTCCCCGCGATCCCCGCTATGCCTGCACCGAGTGCCAGTGGGGGTGGTGCGCGCTGATCTTCCCCGACGACATCGCCGCCGTGGAGACGCCGCTGCTGCCGCTCAAGCCCGGGTTCCGGAACTGGTGGCACCCCGACGACCCGAACAACCCTGATCGGCCGCCGGAGCCGACGCCGGATCCGGGACCGATGGGGGAGTCGGCATGACGTTCGCCCCGCGTACCTGGGTCGTCGGTGAGGTGGTGTCCGCCGCGACCATGAACCAGGAGATCCGCGACCAGTTCAACACCATGTTCGCCGCCTGGACGTCGTACACCCCCGCGTGGACGGCGTCGACCACCGCCCCGGTCCTGAATAACGGGACCATCGCCGGGCGGTACATGAAGATCGGCCGCACGGTCATCTGCCACATCAACCTCGTCACCGGCTCGACGACGACCTATGGCGCCGGGAACTACTCGTTCTCCCTGCCGGTGCAGGCGGCCAACGCGGGCGCGTCCATCGTCGGCCACGCCCACCTGCTCGGCACGGACCGCTGGGTCGGGGAAATCGTCATTTCCCCCAACGCCACGACCACCAGCCCGTTCTTCAACATTTCGGCGACCAACACGAGGGTCGACTTCATGACCCCCACCCGGCCCGAGACCCTCGCTGCCGGCGCACAGCTCCGCCTCACCTTCGTCTACGA